CAGTTGTCATTGCAACATGGGTAGGACTAGATACTGCGGGTAAAATATTAGGAGATATGGCACCCACATATTTTGTATCGGTTGCAGCAATAGTAGCAGCATTTTATGCTAAAGAAGCATTGGTTAAAAAATAATGGCACCTTTACCTAATATGAGACAAAAAGCAACCGCTGGTGTTGGCGCTTTTGGCAAAGTAATTACAGACTCAATAAAAGACACAGTTAAGACTACTGCTAAAGTTGGAGTTGCTGGAATAATAGGACCTGAGATATTAACTTTAAAATCAGTTATGTCAAGTGGACTTGGTGATTTAAAAGGTTCTCTATCCCAAAATTATGCTGACTTATTAGGTGCTACGAATGATAATAATGATAATTTAGATGCTATTAAAAAGACAGGTGAAAAGAATTTAAATACACTTAATAAATTAGGAACACTAACAGAGAGTGGCGTTTTATCTCAACTCAGAATAATAAGTGATAATACAAGTTATCTTGCAGAATTAAAAGAGGATCTAGCTATTAATCAAGCAAGAAAAGAATTAGATGTGCAAAGTGCTCCAATGTTTACGGCTGCTAATGATAATACACCATCATCAGATAAAGATAAAAAAGGAATGAGTCCTTTGATGCTGGCAGGTTTAATTATTGGTGGAATATCTGCATTTGCAACTAACTTCTTATCTGCATTGAAAGTTGGCACACTTAAATGGATTAAGGCTGTAGGCAAATTAACAGGTATAACGGCATTACTTACAAAATTAAGTACAGCATTAAAATTTGATAACATTAAAGCCAATTTAAAATTATTTTATAATAATATTGCTAATAATGTTTCCAGATTTAGAACAATGAGTGTTGAAGCTTTCAGAAATGCCGGTACTACAATATCAGAGAGGTTAGCTAAATTAAGAGCATCAATATTAAATATTTTTAAAGGTGAAGGTATGGTTGCAAGAATATTGACATCTATATCCAGAATACCTAAAATGATATCTAGTGTGTTGCAAAATCCTTTTGATGATATTATTATTGGATTGCGAAGTGCGTTTACCGGACTTAAAACCTATACAACAGATCTAGTAAAAGGGTTTAGTTTAAAATCTGTCACTGAGCCATTATCTAAGGTTTGGAATTTTATTAAAAAGAACCCTATAGTAACAGCTCTTGGAAAATTAGGTTCTCTATTAGGAAAAATATTTTATCCAATTGGTGTAGCATTATCTTTATATGATGGCATGAAAGAAGGAAAAAATGAGTTTGATAAGGCAGAGGGATATCAAAAATATTTTAAAGGGTTTCAAGGTGGTGTAAGAGGATTTTTAGGAAGTTTTATAGGCATGCCTTTAGATTTATTAAAGTCTGTAATCTCATGGGCATTAGGGGCATTAGGATTTAAAAAAGCAGAAGCGTTTTTAGACTCATTTAAAATAGAAAATATAATCCGCAAATTAGTTGATGGTGTTTTTGATGTATTGTATAATATAATTAACTCAGTTATTGATGGGATAGCTACTGTGGCGGAAAAGTTGGGTTTTGATAAAGCCGCTAATTCGTTGAAGCAATTAAAATTTAAAAGTAGTGATGATAAATTAAACGCAGAAGCTGCTATGAAATCAGGTGTTGAGGATTTAAGTGGTGTAGGCGGCAGCACATTAAATAGAGCTGGTGGTGAAATAATATTACAAAAAGATCGTCGCCAAGATTATATAGACGGCCGTAGAATGAAAGATTTGCTTAAAGATTATGAATTAAAAAATGATAAGGTTTATATGGATGATCTTTCTTCGACCGTTGATAAATTAGGCCAAGCAGCTAAATCTTTAAACACTATAGCACAGAACATACCTAGTAACTATTCCGCAGGAGGAACAAATATTACTAGTGTTGCGAGTGCTGGAAGTAATAATAACAATAAACAATCTAGTATTACGTTTGGTGGTAACGGTAAAAGTTCTTCCAAAGCCTGGGAAAATATTGTTTTATAAATTATAAAGGCGACCGAAGCCGCCTCTAGTTACAATTTTATTTACTATTAATTAGATTCTGCTAACCGTTGAAAAAATGATAACGATTCATCTTCATCTTGCGCAGGTGCAGCTTCTACTGTAGATAGAGGTGCTGCAGCAACAGGGGCAGCTTTTGCAGATGTCTCTAAATTATATGAAGCTGGTTCTTGATTAGGTGTTTCAACAGATTGCTGAACACCATCTAATGCAAGCACAGTATATAACTTTTGTTTTAATTCATCATATGATTTAAAGTTAGAAGGATCCGTAAATTCCTTAATACTAAACTGTGACTTCCATGTTTTTTCCATTTTATCATCATCATCTAATAATGGTCTAGGTGTATCAAATTCTGATTTATCATAATTACGATATCCTTCAACATTACGTATCTTTAATTTAAAATCTGCGCCTTCCCACAAATCAAATGGATTTCTTGGACTTTCATCTTCAAATTCTGGGTTCATCATATCATTTAATTTATCAAATATTTTTTTACCATATTTGTATAAAAACACTTGTCCTTCATTTTGAGGATTACTAGGATCTTTAACAACATAGATATTAGAATAGAAGGATAATCTTCTTTTATATTTCCTTACAAGATCTTTATTAGCTGCTATGCCCGAATTCCATAACATATTATTATATTCGGATACAGGATCTTTTTGTGCTAGAGTTGTTAATGATCTTTCGATATACCACTTTCCAGTAGGACCTTGAAATCCATGATCCCATACTCTCACAAAAGGAACATCTTCATTTTGTGGAGCAGGCAAGAAACGTATAACTGCATATCCATTTCCTCCCTTATCAACTTCGGGTTTCCAGAATCTTGTATCAGCACTACTATTTTGAGCTGATGAAATATTTAATTTATTAAGTTCGGAAGTTATTTTGTCAATTGAATTTTGACGTGAATTTTTCATATCTGAAAAAGAGCTAGACATATTATATCTCCTTATTGTATAGCGGTTTATAGCGGTGTATTAATTTGTATTAAAATGATCTAATACAAATTGTTTATATTTGTTTAATTGTATAGATAGAAATGGTTTATAATTTTCCATCTTATTATTTATATTACTCCATATAATGTCAGAAGTCAACTTATTATTCCACACCTTAGAATAATTAATTAACATATCTAATATTATAATAGTTTCGATGCATATCTCATCTCTCATAAAGAGGAGCATTAAATGGGGATGACCATATTCTGGCATTTTAAAATTATCATCAAAGTTATCTTTTAATTTGCATAGATCTTGTTTAAATGTATATGATAATGATTCTTGTCTTTTTTTCCAATCATTATATACTTTATCTGATGCATTGTCTTTCACACTCCCGACCCAAAAATCTGGACCTTCACATAACATATTGGCTAATAAGTAATTAACCACTTCTTTCTTTTTTGATAATTTATAAAATAGATACTTATCTCTTCTAGTATCAAACTTATCTTTTGATACATTTATTTTACCATTATATTTAAAATAATCATAGCTACCACTAAAGTGTCTCTTTAGAGCTAAGTAACTTTGATATGCTTCAAACGGTTCCAATTTTACGAAATTCCTCATATAGGTAATTGGGCTCCATGCTTCAATAAATTTGCATCATGACATTCTACTTCTAATTTAGCTTTAATTACAGATGACTGTCTTGTCAATTGTGCTATTGTTTCTACTTCCATTTTATTTTGTTCTGAATATATGAGTAAAGCTTCCATGTACTCACATTTTTTCTCTGATACAATTCGCTCAATATCTGCTGCAAATTTGTGTTTATTTTTTATTTCTATCATATTTAATAATGGTGCCGTCACCAAGATTTGAACTCGGGACCTGATGATTACAAATCAACTGCTCTACCAACTGAGCTATGACGGCAATTCCTTTCCTATTATATAATTTATTATACTATATTTTATTGATAATATCAACAATAAAATTATATTTATTGTTCAATACCGAGCCATGCATAACATCCAGGAGCATAATCTTCTGCTATATCTTTAAATCTTATTTGGAATAATTTACTTGACTCTATCCAATAATCTAAGGGATAATCAAAAAACTCTTCCATATCATCTGAGGTATATGCCCAAGGAAAAAATTTAGTTGTTGCTATGTGTTTTGAAAATATAAACATAGGGCAGTATAAAAACTTGCCCATCCACATTGTAGAACCATGATAACCTATTGCTAGTTTACATCTTGCATATAAATCATGTACTTCTCTTATTGGGCTTCTATAACTAACCTCCACAATAGTCTCATTTGGATTTTTTTCTTTAATTGTTTTAATAAACTCAGGCCACTTATTATTGAGTTCATCCTTCCATTGTTTATTTTTAGCATATACACTCATCGGTATTTCATTATCTAACGTTGTATTAATTACTATTATATTTCTCTCATATCTATTATGGTATTCACTAAGCCAAAAATTATGTGCAGAACTGCCATTAAAATAATTAATATGGTCTACATCATAATTATCATCAAAAGAATGATAACATTCTACATTAGCTTCAATAGATGCATTATGTATATAATTAGCCAAACTAAAGATTGACCACGGAGTCTTATTATTATATTTCCAATTTGCTTTATTTTTATAATGGAACCATAATGTGACAAATTTTTTCTTTCTAAATGATTGCATATAGGCATAGCTGATCGGAGATACAAAATCACCATATCCAATTTTTGCTTTCCATTCTATATTCACAATATTTTTTCCCAAGAAAAAGTTATTATAGGTTTAGGCCCCTTCAATCTATTTCTTCTGGCTACTGCATTTCTCATTGTATCCCAATCTGTCTTTGATCCTGGTTGGTACAATACCATTTTTTCATTATCATAAATTGTTATATCAACATCTGAGAATATTATTTTTCTTCCTTTTCTTAGAGGAGTAGCTTCCCATATAGTAGGAGATAATATTGCACCGGATTCCTTTAATGATTCATAAAACAAATCATCTCCCGTATGCATGTTAGTTAATTCTTCATCATACCCAGTAGCTGACCAAAATGTATCTTTGTGTATTAAAAATACATTTATAGCTTCTTTATTTTTATTTGAGATACTAAACGTATATACTTTTTGATTATCTGTAGTGCCTGATTTTATAAAGTTATTAATTTCCTTAATAGTATCTATATCTATTTCCCAATCAATATCTATTAACAAATTCCAATCAGTATCTGTTTTATCCATGCCTAGATTTCTACAACCATGTGAATTAAATCCGATATCATATATTACTCTATATAAATCAATATTGATATTAAAATTTTTAATAATAGGTTCAGCCGGTGTCCTGGATGCATCATCAACAATTATTATCCTGTTGTAATAATTACTACATTGTTTATATTTTTCTAGTTGTTTTTTTAGAAAATCTTTTTCATTATAATAGGTATGAATTATATTAAACATACACCTTCCTATTATCAAATGCTCTGTCCCAACCAAAGAATCTTGCTTTCCAATCACTTTGATCATCAGATGCAAGATGTTTCCATTCTTCCTTTTTATTAAAAACCTCTATAGCTTTATTATCCCAATCAGTGCTGAGAATTAAATCTTCGGCTTTTCTTTTGATATCACATATTTCTTGAAAATTATTTCTATCTACTTCAATATGGAATAATTCAAAACATACATGTTCACTTACATAATCAATACTAATATCAATTCCATATTTTGATTTAATTGATAGTAATTTATTTAGTAGAGGTCTCTCTCCCTTTAACCGTAATAATTGTAGTCTTGCATCACCTCCA